AAAAGACGCTAAACCCTCAAGCACAACTTCACTTTCGACCTTTGTATTTGGATTTTTTACCTTTATAGTATGTGATAATTTAGGCATTGATGTAAAGAACTCTTCAATCTTCTTGAATTGTTGTGAGTTCATCGACTCAAGAAACTCTGTTATCTCCTTTCTTGTGCAGTCTGCTGCTACCCATACTTCCTCATCGGTATATATTTTATCAATACAAGATGCGATTAGTTTGAATGATTGCTCCATTGCATTCTCATCTTTGAAATCAAAATTATTTTTAATAAATTCATCCAAAGAAGGATACTTAAGTTCCATCATTAAGTTTTTATCTAGTTCAACTTTGTTTGTGTGACCCTCAGTTTTTTGAACCTTGATGTCATCTAAGTCAATAACAACTTTAACACTTGTCTTTTCATCATCAGGGCAAATAATATTAACATCTATTGATTCACCGACTGACTTTCCGCGAATATTTAAAAACAAATATTCAATATCAAATGTAGGTAGTGACTCTACTTTAATCCCTTTTGTTTGAACACAACTCTTCAAAACTGCTTTGATAGCTTGAGTGATTTGTTTTGTATCTTCACTTTCTAAAGCAAGAACTAAAAGTTTTTCTTCTTTCACTAGAAAAGGTC